ATAACTGATGCTCCTGAAATTTGGAAATCATATGATAGAATAACACATTATAAAATGGATGCTTATAATATAAATTATTTTATGAAATTAATGAATAATAGATATGATTTTATTTTGGATGATGGTTCACATAGATTGGAAGATCAAATATTTTCAGCAATATATTATATTGATTTGCTTAAAGAAAATGGAATATTAATAATTGAAGATATTCAAAATATAAATAATTGTGAAAAAATAATAAATTCAGTTGATAAATCTAAATATAAAAAATATGAAATATTTGATTTAAGAAAAAATAAAAATAGAGTAGATGATATTTTTATTGTATTTTTTAAATAATAAAAAAATATATAATATTAAATTATAAAAATGGATTTATATGGTGTAAGTGAAGCATTATCACAAGCAAATTCTTTTTCTCAACATCAGGGAGAAGTACATGAAGCAGTTAGACAACATAATCAAGATATTGATAAAGCAATTAATGATGCTAAAAATGTAGCAGTTGAACAAGAGCAAGGGATAAGTTCAGAACAAATGGCAAAAGATGAAAATACTTTAATGGGACAAGTAGCCTCCGGAATTGGTTTAAAAGGTGTAGTTAAACCTGCCACAATAACTAAATCAGCAAAACAAGTTGAGAATGTAGTTAATCAAGTAACTAAAATCCCAAGTCCATCTTCACCTGAATTTGCCGATGTTAATGCAGTTTTAGATAATGAGAAATTATTATCAAAAGGAACTGGTTCATTAACTTCTGAATTAGAAAGCGGAGTTAAAGGAATTGTTAAAAGAGGAAGTGGATTTGTAGCAGATTCATCTAAATTGTTAGGCGGTGCCGGAGCCTTGATTGGAGGAGGAATGGCAATACAACAAGATATTGCCGGAGGATTAAAAGGTTTTGAGAAAATGAATTGGGAAGATAAAATTGGTAATATGTTATCGATAGCAGGTTCAACTGCTGAACTTACTGGAATTGCTGTTCCAACCCCTGCTTCATTAGGTTTAGAGGTTGCCGGTGGATTAGCAAGTTTGGTTGGAGGTGTATTTAGTGAAATAGGCGGAGCCATAGATGAGAAAACTCAAAAAGCACAAGCAGAATCCAAAAAAGCAATTCAAACGACAAAATTACAAGGAGAAAAAATGGCACCTCAATCAACTGTTGGAACAGGTTCCTATGGAGGTATCGCAGGAGCATCATTTGATTCATCTAAATTAATAACTGGATCAGGAAGTTTTTGAAACTTTTTTTTATAAACTTTTTTTATTTATTTTTTATTAATTCAAAATAATTTTATAATATTAAATTATAAAATGAGTTTTTGGACAGCAGACAACAAAATCCCTATCAAACAAACTAAATCTTCGATAGCATCAACTAATGGACTTGAATATGGGCCGGGTCAATTGATACATATTGATATCCCATCTCATTCTGCCAAATTTATAGACCCCAAAAATAGCTATCTTCAAGCAGATTTTAAGATACAACTTCCTGCTGGTGTTGATCCAACACGCCTTCAATTAGATGGACAGATGGGAGGTCAAGTTTTAATCAGAGATTTAAGAATATATAGTTCTGTTGAGAATGGTGCTGTGTTACTTGAAGAAATTCAGAATTACAATTCCATGTGTTCTGTTATTTATGATTATAATAAAGATGATTCACTTATTAATAAAAGAGCTGTTGCTGGTGAAGGTACAACAACATACAAACCTCAACATCGTGGAACACAAGGAACTCCTAAATCCGTAATGACTGATATATCAACTAATCCATATTTTAAAGGTGCCGTAGCAGGTAATCAAACAACAGCATTCTCAAATACTGATTTCACAACAGCTAAACTAATGCTTCCATTACATTCAGGAATATTCTCTTCTGATAAAGTATATCCTAACCTTCTAACCGGTTTAAGAATTGAAATATTACTTGAAGATGCTGATGTATGTTTAAGACAATTAGAATCGGCACTTCATTATAATAGAATCAGTTTAAATCCAGTATTTGATTCAGTTAATGGTTCAACAAGTGCTTCAAAAACTGATTGGATAAGTGGATCGGCAACTGATACATTTTATATCAAGAGAGATAATAGTCAATATAAACCTGAATTATCTCCATTTGTTGTTGGAGAAAGAATTTCATTTGCTCCGAATGGTTCTGAATCAGCTCAATTCAATAATGCATCAGGTAATCCAGCACAACCGAAAATATTATCAATTAATGCTTCCGCCGGAGCATCAGGAGGTGAAGGTCTTGTTGAGATTGTTTTAGATCAAGCATATACACTAAATTCGGCATCAAATGTTGAAGGAGGTTCTTGGTATGTAGTATCGCAATCAGTTGAAGAAGCAACTTCATTTTCTCCAACATATACTTTGTCTAATGTTGAGATGATTGTAGGTGAACTTGATATGGGTGCTAATTATGAAAATAGTATGATGAGGAAAATGAAAGAAGGCGGACAGATGGGACTTGATATTTTATCTGTTACTAATTACAAATATTCTCAACAAGCAAATGATGTTGTTGCTAATATTCGGCTCAATCTTGAACAAAGCAGAGGTCGTGCGATTTGGTGTTTGCCAACGGATCAAAGTAATTATACATCAAAACAAAGATTATCAGCATCAGGAACCTATGATATTCAAGGATCTAATGATGGCATGGGAACATCTAAATCCACAAGAAGCGGTTTAGTCGGAATATCTGATAGTATTTCTTCATATCAATTTTATTATGATGGAAAATTAAATCCAAGTCGTGCTGTATCAACTGCAAAAATATCTGCGAAAAATAGTATTGATGCCCAAGTATTAATTGAAAATGAAAAGAGTTTGGTACAGGCAAATGTTCCAGCAAGGTCTTTCTCTGAATTTAATAATAACTTTTTCATATCGAGAGCATTAGGTTTAAATCAACAAGTATATGATACAAGAAATAAAGATTTTAATGTTCAAGTTAATTATTCAGGAACTCCAACTAAAAATAAATTATGGATGAATTTTGTTTGGCATCTCCGAAGAATCAATATTCGTGGTGATAATATTTCAGTAATTGTTTAATTAAAAACTTTTTTTTTAAATTATATTTTATTAAAATTTTTATATAATAATAAATTATAAAAATGTCTCGTGAATATTTAGATATCCGTCCTTCTAATTTAACTCCAAATGGAATTGTAAGTTATAAGTCAGGTCAACCTATTATAAAATTTGATATTGCTGAACAAGATGCTTTTTTATATGGAAACTCTGTCAGAATTTGCGGTAAATTAAAGATAACAACAAATGGAGCAACAGTTCCAAGCGGTACTGATACTTTATCTATTGATGGAAGAACTGGAATATTTGGTATGATTGATACTGTAACATTATCCAGCACTAAAACAAAACAAACTATGGAATCAATCCGCCATTATAATAGATTTATGAGTTCTTATCTTCCAGCAACAGCATCTAATCAAGATTTGCTTGGTCATTTAAGTCAGTCAGCATTAACAGTTCCATCTCTTGATACATCAAGGCTTGGAGTTGTATTTGAAGCAAAAACAAATGGGAATGAGTTTTGTGTATATCTTCCAACTGGTTTATTACAGAATGGAAAGCCAATCCCATTAAGTGCTGAAACTCTTGGCGGAATAACTATGGAAATTCACCTTGCTCCTCCATCCATGTTTTTATTTGATGCTGATGGAAACTCGGTCGGGAATGGTTATTCTAATGCTGATTATACATTAGAAGATTTAAAGTTAGTTTGTGAAGTTGAAAGAATGACCCCTGAAAATAAGATGTCCTCAAAAGTTAATGGATTTGAATATCAATCAATATCGAGTTATTATAGTACAATCAATAGCACTAATGCTATCCTCAATTATTCTCTTGGATTAAGCCGAGTTAGAAGTGTAATAATTAATTTTATTAAATCATCTTATCTGAATAATCTTAATCAAAACTCTCTTCAAACTATTATGCCAATCACATCAGGAGGTGATCAAGCATCAGCAAATCAAGTTGTGTTCACTCGTGGAGGAGTTAGATTTCCTGATAATTTTAATCAAGACACTAATTATAAGCAGGATGTTTCTGTTGAACCGGTTGATCCTGAACTAACAAGAAATTTCTTAAATAGTATTGTTCCATTTAGTAAAGGAACAAGGTCTCAAATATCTCCTGTAAATACAAACAGAAACTGGACTGGAAATGATAATGGTGTATTAGAAGGCGGACTTGTATGGGGTCTTGGTGTTGCTTATGATACACTTGGCTCTGATGGTGCTGATTTCAGTAGAACTAATTGGGGACTTCAATTTAATCTTGCATTAAATGATGATTCTCCAAATTCTGCTTTTGTTTTTGTACATGCTAAAAATACATTATTATTTAGTGGAGCAGGAATTCAGGTGGTTTCTTAAATTATTTTCTATACTTAATTTTTATTAAACTTTTTTTAATTATTATTATATAAATTTAAAGTATAATAATGAGTGAAGAAGGAATGCCAAAACAACTTCAAATGGGACAAGATGCTATCCCTGATCTTCTCCGTGTAGGTTCTATCCCAAGCAACACCGAAGCAAATGTTGATACTGATATTCTTGAACCTGTTATCTTTTCTGAATCTTTTATCAGATATCAATTAGTTAATAAAGGTTTTTTAAATCCATATTCAAGATTAACTTTTCAACTTGAAAATGTTAGTTCTCAATCGGCATCTAATCTCCGATCTTTTCTTCCAATTAATGTTGGAGTAGCTTCTATTGTTAAATCTGCTCGATTAAAAATAGGAAATCAAACTATTCAAGAAATTGAAGATTTCACAGATTATTATGGTTATAAATCATTATTTGTTAATAATGAAGTCCAAAAAGAAAGAGAACAATATTTATCCGGAAGAAGTATATCTCACAGTCAATTCTATGAGGATACTAATAATATCACAGTTAATGAAGATTTAAATATTCATACAAATTTAGATAATGGAAAAGAATATGTATCTAATGCATCAGGTGTAACAAGTGGATTGTTAGTTCATGATTTTAGTTTAATTAACAATAAACCTGTATTCTCAATCACTCTTGAAGAACTCCTGCCTGTATTCCGTAATACTGCTTTTCCATTATATATGCTTAATAATGATATGCCTGTTCAAATTGAACTTGAACTTCAATCTTCAACTGATGGATCTCGTATTGGTATGAATGGAGCCTTAAATGGTTCAGGTAATAGAATCAATAGTAATGTTCCTTTCACATTAAATCGTAATGAATGCCGTATGATTGCTGATTACACAACATATTCTCAATCACTTATGGATTCATATGCTTCTAAAAATAAAAATATGAACTGGACTTTTATGGATTATCAGTTAACTAAATTAACTCTCGCAAATTCAGTTGCTGGTGAGAATGTTATTCGTAATGTCGGCGGAGCAGGGCGACTTGTTCCAAGAATGTTTGTTTCTATTGCTAATGATGGAGCAAATCCTTCTCATAGAATTGTCAATCGTTATAGTTCAGAAGCTAATGCTTCAACCGGAGCAACATACGGACAACTAACTTCTAATATCAAAAAGAATGATAGATTTATATTTCCTATTGATAGAAGCAACACAGCACTTCATTTTCATGGTGTTGCTGATGCCGAAGGTATGGTTCCTTTTGTACTCCGTGATGAATATTCTCGTCAAGGCGGAAGAATTGGAGATGAGTTCTTTGAAGTAAATGCTCAAAATGTGAATCTTCAAGGTAAATTCTTTTATACAGCATATAAAATGCCTGATGGTGATAGAGTAAATAGCAGAGGTTTAGAGTTACATTCCAAGATGGTTTCTCTTCCAGCTGGTTCTTACACTATGAGATGCTATATCGAAGCTATTAAAGTTGCAACATTACAAGATGGAGTGTTTGATTGTTATTATGCTTAAATTTATATTATTATAAATATCATTTTATTAAAGTGACCTCAAAGACCTCAAAGTCCTCAAAGTCCTCAAAAATATTTATAGTTTCCAAAAAAACAAATAATTCATTTAATAGAATTACAAAAAACAAAACAAAAAATATT